TCAGGGTGTACTGCTGTCCACGGCCACAGGGCAGTCCGGGCGGCGGGGCAGGCAACGAAGGCGTTGCCCTAGAAGTCTACGCAGCACAAACACCTACCCACGACTACATACTCACGTTACCGGCAAACTATCGGTGGCACGGCACGGAAACAGTGCTTGTAGCCAATCCGCAGCGGGCACTAAAGGTTGGGTCAACAATGGGTACGTTAGTCAGGTACGCGGTAAAATAAATCGTTAAAGTTCCGCACTTTTGTATATAGATGGTATATTGTACAAAACGAGTTAAAAAAGTTCCAGTACTCACCGATATACAATATCACAGTATATAGGTTAGAGTCATTGCACAGTGAAACAGGTTTCCGCTGATTTAAGTTCTATTTAGGACTTTTAATTTGAAGTCATTTCTGCTAATATCACATCTATAAAGCAAAGTGTGGACTTTTAAGGATGCCTAAGTCAAAACAAACTCATAAACCCAAACTAGACGTTGTAGCAAACCCTCGTACCGAAAAGCAGATAACACCCAAGCAAGAGGAGTTCTGCCGTATATACAGCAGCGAGGATGTGACCCAAACCGAAGCCGCAGTCCGTGCTGGCTACAGTCCTGCCAGTGCCCATGCCATAGCTAGTCAATTGTTAAACGGCAGGGACTATCCCCATGTGGTAGCCCGTGTAAGGGAAGTCAAAAGCGAGTTGGCTAAAAAATACGAGGTTACATTTGAAAACCACGTACAAAAACTAGCTGAACTACGTGACACCGCCATTGATAACAACAATTTTTCTGCCGCTGTGTCAGCTGAAAAGTACCGTGGTCAGGCTGCTGGCCTGTACATAGACCGCAAGGAAATACTACACGGTAAAATAGACCAGATGTCACGCGAGCAAGTAATGGCTGAAATACACCGCCTCCAAGAGGAATTCCCCGGACTAGCTGCCGTGAGTGCGGGCAATGTAATAGACGTAACCGAGGTAGAAACCGTAGAACAGTAATGCCCAGTAAACCGGAAAGCAGGCTTTGGAAACAGCTACGTGACGGGACTAAAGAACAGGTGTTGTGGACACGTATAGAGTCGTGGGCTGCTCCGGGAGTACCCGACTTACACGGCCTGTTAGACGGTACACCTTTTTGGTTAGAACTAAAGGTTCACAGATTAAAGACACTTAAGTCAGTAAAGTTCCGACCACATCAAATCTCTTGGCAAACACAGTATTTTAGTCATGGGGGACTCGTTTGGAACTTGGTTGGACATCCCCCAGAGAGGACTATCAATTTATTTTCAGGAGAACAGGTCATGGGCCTTGCTGGATTAACCACTGAAAAAGCCCCTTTTACCCCAGTCTGGTCTTCGGGAAGTCCTTTTGATTGGGCAGGGTTCCTCAATCATCTTCTTTCTTCTATAAGGAGAGGACAAGATTTACCTAGGGAGAGAGAAACACCTTGAGCCGTTGGCCTTGTACCACGGTGCATGGTTCAAGTCTTCCTTTCCTCGTCAATAATCATCAATCCTCCTTTGTCTTCGGTTCAAGTCTTTTCGTTTCTGGTCCCCGGAAAGAGGATAAAAGAAGATGATTAAATAGTACTTGTAGTTCCTAGCTAAGGAGCATATACTATGGGTAAGTGGCTGGTATTGGACTAGTCACAGTAACCATACTCACATAAAGGAGTATTGTATGAAAAACGCAGTACGTAAAAAATCCACAGCTAAGAAAGTGGTTAAAAAGACCACGGGCAAAGCTCTGGTGTTTCCTGTTGTAAAGGGTGCAGAAGTCACGGCCAAGCAGGTACATGACTGGATAGCTCAACACGCGGACGGGCAGCTTAACAACGTGGTCGTAACGCCGTTGGAAAACTGCCGCCTTAAGGACCAAAAGCCTACCCCGTTCGGGTACAGCAGGGCCGGAGGCGTAAGGGCCATGTACCATGACTTCCACCTGTTTGGTCTAAAGCAGGGGCATGGCAAAACGGGCGACCGTCGCCTTGGCAACATTCTTGCTGCCATGCGTAAGGTGGACGGCCACAGCGCACAGACTATGATTTGCACCATTGCACTGTTGAATGGTGGGTATAGTCCTAGTGCCAAGGCTTGGCTGCAAGGGCCTTGGGTTCAGTTATCGGTTGCTAAAAACAACTAATTACTGAATGCCGCCACTGGGCCAGCGGGTCGTGTATCCGCTGGCTCTTTTTTATTCACTGAGAGAGATTAACCCAGACTTGAGACGAACACGCCCGTCTATACTACCTATAACTATGAATAGAAATGAATGGAGTTGACTACTTAGGGGGTTGCCAGTCCTATGTAAGGACTTTACACTATAAGGGTAGTAGTTAATAATTGTTCACATAAAGGAGTACGTTATGGCTAGTTCTAGTAGTTCGCAAAACCCTTATGCAAATGTTCCCCAAGGAGAAGACGAAGGGACTAAGGGCAAGTCTTTTGTAAATCAAGCGGCCCCATTACGAATAATGAAACTAACACCAACAGTTATCACATTGCAGATTGCATTGGTCTGTTTAGTTTATATTCTATTTATCATAGGATTAAGCTAAACTATTTACCTAGATTTAATCATAGGATTAAGCTGAACTATTTACCTAGATTTACCTAGATTTACCTAGAAGAGAGAGATGTGCGTGTGGTATGCATCATCACATCATATCAATTCTACTCATATCCATTCGCGTCCGTGCGTACAATAATAGCTGTAAATACAACAATGCATAATAGTTGTATAAGTACTTGTAAATACCGTATAGGTAGGTATAATAATTATGTGGTTGGCCAATGCTGGCTGGCCACATGGCAATAAAGCCAAACACATAACCACATAAAGGGGTATGTAATGCAAAAAGCAAAACGTAAAACCGCTACAGGTAGCGCAACAGTAAACGCGCCAGCCATAGCAATACCGCAGTTGGTACTGGGTACAGGCAACCAACCGCATAAATGGGTAAAAGCGCAAGCCCTTGCAGCTTGGGTTGCCAGTGTTGGTGGGCCAGCTAATGTTACTTGGCAGCTAACCGCAGCTGGCAAAGCAGCAATAGCTAACGCACCAAGCGCAGGGCATAAGGTACTGCCCTACGGTTACCGTGGTAAGCCAAACGGGGTACGGGTTACACAAATAAACTGGTTGTTATACGGCATACACCGGCAATACGGTAATGCAGTAAAAAGTATTGCTGGCCATGGCTACGCACCACCAAAACAACAGCAAATGGTGTTGGCTAGTAGCTACGCGCGGCATGGCGGGGCATACAAGCACACGCCAGCAACTAAGCCGCTGTTTTGCCTACAAGCCTACTTTAGCCTAATACAGCTATGCACTGGTAGCCAACCCAACCCATGCGTGTTAATAGGTATGCTAAATGGTGGTGGTAGCCCATGCAACAGTAACTTTAGCATTACGCCTAGTGCTATGCCTAAACCTGTAATTAAACTTGCTGTTAAGGGCAGCGCAACAGCTAGTTAAAAACTAGCGCAAACCGGCCCGCGCTAGGTACCTAGCCTAGCGCGGGTTTTTTTATGTGTGCGCATTTAAGCCCGCGCCCCCCGCTTGCGGAGACGGTGTTTATATGCTCAGCATGTAAACACTGTTTTTGTTAAAAATCCTAGGGTATTTTTTATAAAGCTCCTTACAGGAGTCCTTGATTATTGTTCCTTGCCCCACGACTTATTATTTGTGTACACTGTTGCTTGGTGCTTGCTCCGTTGTTTCTTTTATTTAACTTTAATTGTAAACACATAAAATGCTTGTTAATACATTGTGCGGAGCGAGTACCTTTTTTGCGGTGGTGGAAAAATTTATAAAATTGCTGTTTATTAAATGTCCTTAGAGTCTACCCCAGAAGAAACCCTTAAGAGCTACGCTAGGTTATTGAGCCGTGCGCAGGCTTTGGAACATGCCGATACTTGCCGCGAGAATTTTACCCATTTTGTACGTGCTATGTGGCCTGAGTTTATTGCGGGCAGGCACCATGGCATTATGGCCCAGAAGTTCGAAGCCGTTGCTAACGGCGACATTAAGCGCCTTATAGTTAATATGGCCCCGCGCCATACTAAGAGTGAATTTGCCAGTTACCTGTTGCCTGCGTGGTTAATGGGCCGCCGCCCTACGCTTAAGATTATGCAGACCACCCACACCGCTGAATTAGCTTACCGTTTTGGCCGCAAGGTGCGTAATTTAATGAACTCGCAGGAGTATATGCAGGTGTTTCAGGGGGTGCAGCTCCGCGCCGACAGCCAAGCCGCAGGCCGTTGGGAAACCACCAAGGGCGGTGAATACTTTGCTGCTGGCACGGGTGGTGCGGTAACGGGCCGTGGCGCAGACTTACTCATTATCGATGACCCCCACAGCGAGCAAGACGCCCTAAGCACTACTGCCCTTGAACACGCCTACGAATGGTACACCAGTGGCCCGCGCCAACGCCTGCAACCCGGAGGAGCCATAGTAGTAGTGATGACCCGCTGGGCCGAAAACGACTTAACCGGTAAGGTAATACGCCAGATGGCCCGTGACCCCTTGGCCGATAAATGGGAGGTAGTGGAATTCCCTGCCCTTATGCCCGAGACCGAAAACCCCCTATGGCCTGAGTACTGGTCAAAGGAAGACCTAATAGCCGTACGTGCCAGTTTGAGCGTAGGCAAATGGGAGGCCCAGTGGCAGCAGTCCCCCACCAGCGAAACCAGCGCAATACTCAAGCGCGACTGGTGGCAAAAGTGGCCCGATAAGGAGCTCCCCCACCTGCACTACGTAATGCAAAGCTACGACACCGCCTTTAGCAAAAAGGAACAAGCCGACTACAGCGCAATAACCACATGGGGTGTTTTTTACCCCGAAAAAGGCAAGCCTGCTGCCCTTATACTGTGTGACGCCCGCCGTGGCCGCTGGGACTTTCCCGAACTGCGCCGCATTACCATGGAGGAATACAACTACTGGGAACCCGAAACCGTTCTCATAGAAGCCAAAGCCAGTGGTATGCCCCTTACGCAGGAGTTACGCCGCATGGGTATACCGGTTACTAACTACACGCCCAGCCGCGGTAATGACAAAATAAGCCGCGTAAACAGTGTTGCCCCTATGTTTGAGAGCGGTATGGTGTACGCCCCCGACACCCTATGGGCCGAAGAGGTCATAGAGGAGTGTGCGGCGTTTCCGGCTGGAGAACACGACGATTACCTCGACACCGTTGCCCAAGCCCTGCGCCGTTTTAGAGAAGGCGGCTTTATTGGCCACCCCGAAGACTACGAACCCCACGATACCCCACCCCGACAACGCGTGTATTATTAGTAAATTTATGTTAGTTTTGACGCCAACTTTGGGAGTACTTGTTGCATGGCCCGTGATCCCCTGAGCACAAACAATATAGACAAAGCCTTGCTCCGCGCCCCTGCGGCTGCTAACAGCCTAGAGGAGGCCGACATTCTGGAGCAAGAAAACGCCTTGTTTACCGACACCCCCGTGGATGTAGAAGTCACCCTAGACGATGACCCCACTGGTGGCGCAACCGTTGACTTTGGTGGTGCCCCCGCTATGGACCCCACCACGGCCCCGTTTGACAGCAACCTTGCCGACCTTTTAGACCCCGCCGAACTCAGTGCCATTAGTATAAAGATTACCAGTGCTTACGAAGACGACAAAAACAGCCGCGAAGACTGGGAAGACACCTACAGCAAGGGCCTAGAACTCCTTGGCCTGCGTTACGACGTGCGCACCGAACCCTTTACCGGCGCAACGGGCGTGGTACACCCCCTGCTTAACGAAGCCGTTACGCAGTTTCAGGCAGGAGCATATAAGGAGCTTATTCCGGCCAACGGGCCGGTAAAAACCAAGGTAATGGGCGTAAGCACCCCTGATATGGAAGCCCGCGCCGACCGCGTAAAAGACTACATGAACTACCAACTCATGTACGAAATGGACGAATACGAACCCGAATTCGACCAAATGCT